GTGCTGTCCGGCGTCATCCTGCGCATCCGTATATTGAACGGGCGCGGCGGCAGGTTACCCACCACCACCGAGGCCAGATACTGCGAGGTGGTTTTGCCCTTAATGGTGATGTCTTTTTCCGTCACCCAGCCACCATTACGCTGGATCTGAACCAGCAGGCGGACTTCCGACGGATTCCGGTCCCCCTTTGAGGTGGTTTCCACCAGTGCCTGCACACCGAAGGTAAAGCGCAGACGGTCGATGTTTGCAGACGTGATGGTCCGGGTGATCGGCGTGTCGTATTTCACTTCCGTACCCAGCACCGTCTCGGAGCCGGAGGATTCAAATCCCTCCGGCGGTGTCTGCTCTTGCTCACCTGCCCGGAACACCACCGTGACACCGGAGATGTTGGTATTCCCCTCACTGTCCAGCACCGGTGTACTGTTCAGCAGCACGCTTTTTAATCCATCCACCGGACCTTCAATCGGCCCTTCACTGATGGCATCAATCACACTCAGCAACTGCGTGGACTTCAGGTTGTCCTTCGCTTCGCGCGGGGTATGCCCCTTACTGCTGCCTTTACCCATTTCTCACGCTCCATAACGACAAAACCGCCCGGAGGCGGTTTCACATAAAACGTTTTTCATCAGCGACCAATCACCACAACCTGACCACCATCACCTTCATCTGCCGTGCTGATCTCCTGAGAAACCACCCGCGACCCCACGCGCATTTCGCCATACAGCACCGGCAGCGAATTACCCTGTGCAACCATGTTATCCAGTGAGGAGAAATAGGTGTTCTGTTTGCCGTTATCTGTTGCCTGTGTGCGGGGAGTTCTGGCTTTCGGTGCCAGCATCTGCGCCACACCGCCCAGGATCATACTGGCCCCTGCCGCATACATACCCGATACAGCCGCGGCACCCAGCCAGCCCACAGGGTTCCACCATGCCACCGCAATCAGCGCAGCCCCCAGCACAGCCTGAAACACACCGCCACTTTTGGCACCCGCCAGACGCGGTACGATGTGGATCACTGCACCATTTGCCAGCGGCTCATTAAGACGGGCAGATAATTCGTTTTCGCCTGTATCCCGCCCGGCAATGCGTACCTGATACCAGCCGTCGCTCAGCTTCTGACGAAACGCCGGGATCTGCATGGCCAGCGCCCGGATGGCTTCGGCCCCCGTTTTCACACGCAGATCGATGCGGCGGCCAAATCGTTGTAAATCCCCGTAAAGGCAGATGCGTGCCATGCCCGGTGACGCCAGAGGGAGTGTGTGCGTCGCTGCCATTTGTCGGTGTACCTCTCTCGTTTGCTCAGTTGTTCAGGAATATGGTGCAGCAGCTCGCCGCCGCCACAGTAAATGGCGGCATGATTCGGCACCGATGATCCAAAGCAGCACAGCAGCACATCGCCCGGCTGCGCCTCTGTCAGTGCGACACGGTAAAAACCCGTCGCCTCCATATTGTCAAGATAGAGATTCTGACCGTTACGCCACCAGTCATCCCCGCGATGAAAATCCGGCATCTCAATCCCCGCCAGATGGTAAGCATCCCGGAACAGCGTGTAACAGTCCGTCACCCCGTGCTCAAAGCGACGCCCGGTGAGATGCGACACACAGCGGAACTTGTGAATCTCACCCCGGCAGACCAGCCACCACGGCAAATCACTCTGCACCTGCAGCCGCCGGTCAGCCTCACTCAGCCAGGGCAGACCACCGGGGTGACTGTGGACCAGCGCCACAATCTCACCCTGCATTTTGGCCCGCAGCCAGTCCTCCGGAGCCATCCGGAAATAATCCTCCGGTTCACCGGAGATATTCACGCAGGGAAAATATCTTTCCTCCTCCGGCGTTCTCACCACGAAGCCGCACGACTCCGCTGGCGCACATCGCCGGGCGTGCGCCAGAATCGCTGATTCTGTCTCTGTCATGGGATTTACTGCGAAAGTTTGTTAATGGAAAGGAAGCCGCCAAAGTTGCCGACGTTATTGCGAAACTTACAGCCACTCAGGCATTTGCTGCATTTATCCTTCGTGATATCGGACGTCGGCTGGTCATATTCATCCGCGACCGCCGGACCGTGATAACCGCACTCATCACCGCGATAGGTCCAGGTGCAGGTGTTGGCCAGCATGATACGTCCCGGAAAAACAGCGCCATCCGTTTCCGTCGGCGTGGACAGTGCAAAGGAGGCACTTACCGCTGTTAAATTGCTACACTGCTCGATGCGCCAGCGGCTGATAATCTCCTGCTCCGGATCGGCTTCGCTGTTTCCGTTGACGAAGTTCACCGCATCCAGAAAACGGGCGTAAACCTTACGCCGGACCACCGTTCCGCCGACCAGACTCTGCAGATCTTCCGCCATCCCGGTGACCATGCCGTACAGGTTAGAGACCGTCAGTGTCGGACGGGCAGCACTGCCCTTGCCGTTCAGTTCAAAACCGCTCCCCTGAATGGGATACGCCTGATACTGTCGCCCCTGCCAGGTGGCCGGCTCACCTTTTTCGTTCTGCTCATTACAGAAAAAATAACGTTCACCACCGACCTCTGTCAGGTCGATTTCCCAGAGCACCACCTGGGCTGACTGAGTGAAGCGTGTCGTCTCATGATGTGTTTCCTGTGGAATATCCTGCATCAGAGCCTCCTATGCCACGACCTGTTCAAAATCTGCCGTTATGGTTACCCACAACGCCCCCACGCTTGCCGACCATTTACGACAAACCACCCTGATCGGCTTCCAGTCATAAGGTGGCGTCCACTGAAATGCGCGGACGCCACCGTGCCGTTCCAGAAAGGCTTTTAAAGATGGGTGTTCACATTTACGAACACGTATCGTCACGCTGTAAGTCGACAACTGGTTATTCAGTCCCGCCGCACGACGCTGTTCATAACCATCGCCCAGCTTCACTGTCACCACCTTCGGCTCCGATGCCACAGTCATATCAGGGCGAATTTTCCAGTGAAAAGTTTCCATTACCGATACGCTCCGCTTAACTGACCACCATCACGGGACTGCTGTTGCATAAAGTCCGCTGCTGCTTTTTTCCCGAGGTCATAAACCACCTTCAGGGCAGCCGGACCTATCTGCCCGTTCGTACCATCGTTATTGATCTCGATGTTGTACTGCGGGGCAAACATCACCATACCTGAACCACCAATATCCGCCACAACTCCCAGCTTGCCATCAGCACCACGACGCAGTGGCAGAATGGCTTCAGGCCCCGCTTCTCCCATCACACCCGCGCCTTTTGCAAAAGCAAAAAACGTCGGACGGTTAACCACCGTGCCACTGTAGCGACTCAAATCAGCAGACTGATAAACACCGCCATCCGCATTTGGCGTCACGCTGGCAGCTGCTGCACTCCCCCAGCCAAACGCCGAACCAATCCCCTTAACTGCCTGCATCATGGCCATCTGCGACATGATTTTTGCTAGATCAGAAAGGAGCGAGGCGGTAAAGGATTTGAAGTTCAGTTTTCCGGTGGTACAGAACGTCGCCAGTGCATTACCTGCGCTGTTAAATGCCGCTGTAAACATCTGCTCAGCGGTACCTGCCGCGTTATCCGCACTCTCTGTAAAATTCTGAAACGCCCGCATGGCACCGTTTTTCCAGTCTGCCTGCATCAGTTCCTGCTCCTGCCAGTAACGTCTGTTTTCGTTCAGTTGCCGGTTAAGACTGTCTGTCAGCATCTGCTCAGCATTCCGGTATTCATCTGTGCCGTATGTTCCTTTCTGCTTACTGTCACGCTCCAGCTGTTCCAGTTGCTGCTGGTATTTTTGTTGCAGACTGAACTGCGCCTGGTATCGCTGACGCTGTTTATCCCCCATCCCTGTCGTGGCGATATCCAGGTCATGTTGCTGACGCAGAGTCCGTTCCTCTTCCGCCAGCTGGCTGGCAAGCTGAATAGATTTTTTCTTAAGGTCATTCAGCGCCGTCTGCTTCTGCAGCTCCTGCTGTTTTGCATCCAGCAGCGTCAGCGCCTGAATCAGTTCATCCTTATGCGCCAGCACGCTTTTTTCATCTGCCGTCAGCTTTTTACCGGCTAAATCACTGATACGCTGCTGCAGGGCCAGAAGCTGCTTATGCGCTTCCGTCATTTTTTCCGTGGTCAGTCCCGCGGACTGTCTGGCGGCGGCGATCTGCCCCTCCACCTGCGCCTGCTGCTGACTGTACTGCAACAGCAACCGGGTAGCTTCATCATTGCGGTTTTCAGATGTTTTTTTCTTAATGGCTTTTTCGTAACGTTCATTTTCACGCTGTATCGCTGCGTCCCTGACCGCCTGATCGGCGTACTGCATGGCATTAATACGCGCAATTTCACGCTGATGTCGTGCTGCTTCCGTTTCGTTCATCCGGTTCAGCGCGGCATTTTCAGCATTCCGGCGTTTCTGCTGCTCCTGATAATTTCGCTCAGCCTGCTCTTTTGCATCCTGCAAATCCTGCTGGCGCTTTCGCTCTTGCAGCGCATCCAGTTGTTGCTGATCGTATTCCACCGTGGTGGACGCCTTAGTCCACGGAAATTTCTTCGCCCGCTGAATTTTTTCCTGCAGCGACGCAATCTGCGCATCAAGGGAATCTTCCCGACCAATGTTCATGGCCGCATCCCAGAACTGCTTCCACCAGTCAGACAAGGTTTGCAGCGTACTGCCCAGCGCATTGAGGTTATTATCAATATCCGACGTACGTTTACCGGTTTCCTCTGCCAGTGCAGACATGGCTATCCGGGCGGCGTCACTGGTGCGCCCCTGCTCTCCGAGCACACGGATCTGTTCAAGCTGGGTGGCTGTCAGAAAATGCAGTTCATCATCCAGCGCCTTCGCAGCACTGACCGGATCATCCTTCAGCCGTTTAAACTGACTGATGGTGTCACTGACAGACTGCCCTACCGAGCGTTCCATCTGTGCGGCAGCTTTCGCCACCATACCAATATCGTTACCGTGAAATGCACCGCTCCCCACTACCTGCGCCAGTGACCCCGCCATGGCATGTTGCGTGATGCCATTACCGGAAAGATTTTTACTGAGCGCCCACAACTGCCCGACTGTCACACCGGCATAGTGTCCGGTGAGCTCAAGCTGCCGGTTAAAGGCTTCGCCTTCTTCCCGCCCCTCCATCCAGGCTTTACCCAGACCAATAACCGCAGCAGTGATCCCTCCGATAACCCCCCCCCACCGCCAGGCCTTTCGGAGTCATTAATTTATCAATCCAGCCGGCACGGTTAGCCAGGGTGATCCCGGAGCCACGAAGCGCACCGAAATTACCCCGGGCAATTTCACCTATCAGAACACCCATCTCCTGGCGGGCCGCCGCACTTTTCAGCCCCAGCGAATGCGTGACCTTCCCGGCTTTTTCCATTTTGCTGATATACACCTCAGCCGCACTACTGACACCCAGCTGCGCGGCTTTTGCCCTGAGCAGCTCCGTGGATGAAAGATTCTGAGCGGATACCTGCTCCTTCAGCCGCCGGATAAAGGCCGTCTTCTGGCGGGCGGCGGATTCTTCAGCCTGAGCCAGCACGCGGGTTTTTGCCGTCACTTCGGAGATTAACGCCAGATAATCCTGCTGCGCGATGCCACCATTGTTTCTGGCCTGACGGACCTGCTGCTGAATACGCTGCAGCTCCTGCAGTCCGGCCCCCGCCTGTTTCACACTGTCAATCTGACGGTAAAATGCAGCAGCGGCTTTATCCTGAGCAGCAGCCAGTGCCGCCGCCTGCGCCTGCTCCTCGCGCATTTTCCGGTTCAGGGCATCAAGTCGCTGACGGGTCTTCTCCACATTCTCCGCCAGCGAAACATGCTTCTGCGCATTCCCTGCCAGCGCCTGAGCCTGTTTCACTGCGGTGGTCGCCGCCTGCTTCTGACTCGCTTCAAACTGCCTGACCCGCGCCTCCGCACGCGCCGCTTCGCTGGCGGTACCGTTGAGCTGTGCTTTGATACGCGGAAGCTGTTCCTTAAAATCAGCCGCATCAACACTTAAATCAATAACAAGATCAGCTATCTGGCTCAATTCTTATTCCTCCCGCGATACCTTCCCCCAGAAACATCAGTTCTTCATCTGTCCGGACGAGCGCTTCTGTCTCTGAGGGCAACAGGCTGAACATATCCGCCGCTACGGTTTTTCCGGAAACCATCTGCACAATCAGCGTTTTCAGTGTGGCAAATTGCGCATCCAGCCACACATCACTGAAACTCTGCCGCCGGAAATAATCCCCCCACTCTCCCAGTTCTGTGGCTGACATTTCTGACAGCATTCGCCGCCAGTCGCCCCGCCGGAACTCCCGGGCCAGCCGCATGACAAACTGCATTTCCTGCGTCAGGACTTTTCCGGCGTCAGCACCTCCTTCACATCATCCCCCTCTGTCGCCACTGTCAGTGCCATACCGCTCAGCGCCAGAATGCTTTCCGCCGCCACCCCCAGCGCATCCCAGGACCATGTCACGCGCACGGAGGAAAAAAGCGCCGCCACATTCTGAGACTGGTCGGCATTCCACAACGAACGGGAAACCAGCCAAGCGTTGATGTCCATCCCCATTTCCATAAAAGCAATCTGGCGGGCCCCTTCTTCCATTCCTGCAGAAGCCTCATCAAACTGCGCCGCGCGTTCACGGGCATAAGCCAGGTATTCCACACGCTGCAGACCAGACAGTTCATTCAGTACCACCGACTGATTGCCGTAATTAAACGTATCCTGTTTCAGAAACATCTCTCTTCTCCCCGAATAAAAAAACCCGGCGAACCGGGGCTGATGATAAATATGGCCCTGTTATCCCCGGGCGCGTCCGGTACTCTTCTCCTCAGCAGGGGCCACGGTCACCGTGACCACCTGCCCCGTACTGCCATTACCGCTCATACCCACAATATTGACCACACCTTCCTGGCGGGCAGATACCGTAGCCACAAGGCCGCTCAGGCTTACCGTTGCTGTCTGCGGATCCGTGGAAAACACCGTGAGCGTTTTATCCGAGGCGTTTTCCGGTACAAGCGCAAACGTCAGTACGGACGTTTCACCAGGGTGCAGTGTCACCGCCGTCGGTGTCACCGTCACACCGGTGACGCTGACCACCTCCTGACACTCTTCCGCCAGGTACGGACGCCCAATCCCAGTGATTTTGATGGTCCGGGTCATCACTTCCGTTGACGTCACCGCCTTGCCCAGCGAACTCAACCAGCCACGAAAAACATCAACTGTGCCGTTGGGGTACAGAATGCGAAACGCACAAACCTCGCCGGAATAAAACAACTCAACCAGTTTTTTCTGTCCGCTGTCGCCCGGACGCCATGCCAGTGTGGCAGACGTATCGCCAGCGGTTTTCTGGCCCTGAGATGTGCTCTTCCAGTCCGCATTCTCATCATCAAGATACGTGTCATCTTCTGCATCAGCGGTCATTTCGCCAGGTTGCAGATCCTTCACCATCGCAAGACGCAGCCAGGCAGTGTCCGACAAAGGGTTCGCAAACGCATCGCCGTTGCCGGTATACATCCAGAACGTTGTCCCCGCACCTTTCGTCTTTGCCAGTGGATTTGGTGTGGTCATTACCACCTCCTTAATTCGTGTACGTGAT